TATGCACCCTAACAATATATCCTAATAGTACTGTATGTTGTGGTGCTTGTGGCTGTGTAGTTGTCCATCCACCTGGGGTGGTTGGTGATAACCAAACTGGCGATCCGCCTATTGTACCACTGGTATTTATGTTATTAATAAATCCAAATGTAGTAACATAACCTTCAGCACCAGATAATATAGATTCTGCAGTAAATCCTAAAGTTGTTGCTGAATATCCATCAGTCGTACCAATCGCTCTGTTAACCGAAGGTCTATTTCCTTGTGACCCGGAAACAAAAACTACTTCTCCTTTGTTTAAGGTAGTTCCTGTATTATTAAAAACCAATACAACATTTTCTTGACCTAACTCTACATTAACGTTTCCGCCCTTTAACATTAAGTCTAACGTGCCGGCGCCATCATCCCAACCTAATTGCCCAACTTGAGTTACTCCACTCGCAGTTGTGTAAAAGTGTATGCTGTTAGGATTGAAGATAGAACCAGATATGTTAAACGATCCAGTCATAGTAAGTGCTGAGCCGTCAAAGGTTAAAGCCGCTTCTCCGTTTAATTCTGGAGAGGTTCCGGTGGCTGTAATCAATCTGTTATTGACATTTGTACCACCGTTAAATGTAGCTCCGCCACCAGAACCTGATAGTAGATTTGTTCCAGCACCTCCGGCTGCAGCTGTTAGGTCAATGTATGCTCCTCTTGCAGCCCCTCCTTGTTCAAAAAATCGAATTTTATTTTGATACACATCAATGGTAACACCACTACCAGTAAGGGATGTATTAGTAACCGGTTTGTTTAGCAGTATTTCTCCACCTTCATCTCCCGATTGATAAAGTACACTTAATTTAGAACCATCAAATGTTAGTAATGATTCAGCATTTAATGTGCCATCTCCGTTAGCAGTTAACACTCGAGTGTCTGCATCATTCGATATAGCAGGTGTTATGTTAGAAGCTGTTAGAGAAAATGAGGCTGTCCCAAGTAGAGACCCAGTTATACTAGGCGAATATAAAGAATTTAATGCAGCATCCGATCCGGATACTATGACTTTTTTCCATGCTGGCATATTATACTCCTACCATTGTGGTTAGATACATACACTTATGCCGTGTATATGCCTACTTCCTTGCGGCCTACAATGATTTATTAATAAATATATTAACGAGGTTTTTTACTGGTTTGTTTAGAATCCATTTGTTTAGCAATTTCTGCAATCTCTGATTCTAATTTAACCTGAAGTGATGCAATAGTTTTAGCATCTTTACCAGTAATAGTGATTACATCTAATGATTGTCGTAAAATACTAATTTCTTGCGGTGTTAAATCTATAGCAAATAAATCCATAACTATTTAGTTTGTTCGGTGTATTGATTTTGTAATTTGATTACCATATTATAAAACAATTCAACTTGTTCGCCGGTTAATGTGGATGTACGTAACATTGTTAATAAAAATTCTAATTCAGAAGTATTTAACTGATTTACGGATTGATTAGCTTGATGTGCCGGTTTATTTATTTTATTTATGATACCCATATAACTTATTATATATAATATTACGCATAAATCCAAATATCACCTGCCGTAGATGTATACATTGCACCTTGAACTGCAAACTCACCAGTTACTGGTTTAGTAGCACCATGATTTGCTTCAGTAAATAAATATGGTACAAATGAACCACTAACTCCTCCAGCAGATGTCGGATCTAATGCATTGGTAGTATCAGTGACACCGGATTGGAATCCCCAACGATCTGTTGCTGCATCAAATCCATATGCAATGTTACCAGCAGCATCCGAACCTCTATCGATAATAATACCACCATCACTTGATGCAGCAGATCCGGATGCTAACAAGATAAATTTATCTTCTACATATAAATCTTGAACATTAATAAATGTAGTAGTACCATTAACAGTTAAATCTCCAGTTACAACTAAACTATTATTTACTGTAGTTGTACCAGAACCAGCGCCTAAATTTAATGTTGTTGCTGCACCAAATGCGTTAACAGTAGTAGCATTGGTATTAAATACGGTGGCGGTTGCGGCGGTTGTAGTAATATCGCCGCCATTAACTGCTGCATCACCGGTTAATGTCAATCCTACAAATTGTGGCGAATCGCCAGTTTCTAAACCTAAATCGATAGTCGATCCTGCTACACCGTTTGTTGTAAGTACAGCTTGTCCTTGACCCGGCGATGATAATACAGATGATGACACAATACCAGCTGGTAATTGAGCTGAACCAGACCAGACACCTGATCCGTTAAGGATTTGTGCTTGTGTTATAGATCCGCCTAATGAAACAGAAGTTCCTGCTATTGTAATAGATGAATTTGTTAAGCTAGCATTTGGGATACTACCGAGAGTAAATGTGATAGTGTCTGTAGTTGCATTTCCAGTAATATCTAATCCAGCACCAGATGATGATGCAAACGTTAATGTGTCAACGGATGAATCTGCAATTACAGAAATGCCGTTAATAGACATAGTAGCAAATGTATTTTGTTGTGTTACCGCGGTTAAATATCCAGCATCATTATTAAGTTGTGATATATTACTACCGGATACAACTACCTTTTTCCAAACTGCCATTTTATTCCTTTACTATATTTTTTATAATAAATATGTTAAAACTTAAATTAACTAATCCAATCCTACAAAAAACGAACCTGATGTAAAATATATTCCGCCATTCGGTGCTGGATTTGATAATTCTGCTGATTGTGTTGCTACTACAATAACTCGATCAGATTGTATTTTAAACAAATCAATGCTAGCAGATTTAACTAAAAATAAATCATTAACTGTGTTAACTTGAGCTATAACGCTACCACTAATAATTCTAAATGATTCACCGCCTCCACCGTTTGCGACGTAAGATGCTGTTAATGCAAAACTAGAAGATATATCATAAAGAGATCCGGTACGTAATTGTCCTGGTTTAAACTGCCTTGCCATTATTGCCATCTCCCATTAATAACAACGCTATCTAATGTATCAATAGTATAACCTAAGCCTATAGTATCAAAAACAATAGTTTGTGTTGATGATAATGATGGTGTCCATGTATAAAGAGCTTTATCGATATATTGGCCGTTTATATAAACATTAAATTCATTTTTAGTTGCAGCAACTGTTGTTACTGAATTATATGCAGCTGAAGCTGTTACAGTTACAGTGTTATTTGAAACATATACTGCTGTTTTATCGGATAAATTAGTCAAGTATGCCATTACTTCTGCATTAATTGTAGCAGTAGTACCTCCAGATACTGAAACCGACCCACCGTTTGCTATATATCCGCGGCTTTGCATTAATGCAGGTGGAACTACTGTTGATGCAAATATATCTTCAGAAACATCGACTACTTGATCGAATGAAAGTTTTTTAATAGAAAACATTTTTCGAAGTGTGGATCTACGTGCTTCTTGTTCAGATAGCAATGTACCTAATACAGTTAATGGTATAGTAGCTCTAACTAATCGGTCTTCTCCAACAGTGTTAACTGTTTCGAATGATACTGACCCTAATGTTGTTGAAAATTTATTGTTTTCGTTACCCCACGCAAATCGCCCATATGGCATTATTTGATCGACCAGTGAATTCATTTGTGTGGTAAAATCACACCAAAGTAGCATGTCATATTCAACTGTTACGTATTTAGGAATATCTACAACATATACTTTTTCTGATGGCTGTGGGTTATTAATTGGAATTGGAAACAATTCATCTTGATATCTGGAACGTTCATTGTATTTGGTTTTATAAATCCGTACGTTTTCAGATTGTGGTCTGTTAACATCCAATGATTTAACAGAGTCTCGTTCAACCATAGAGTTACGTTTCAACATGATTACCGGAGATTGTAACATTCCTTTTTCATCGCGTAAATATCCTAATCGACGCACATTGTCCCATTTTTCACCATTTGAAAAAATTACTGGTACATTGATAGTTTGACTATTAGCTGTTACTTGAGGCTGTATTTCGTTGTCAATAAACCATTTAATTGCAAAGTCAATATCATAAATATTTCGTTTTGCTGTACGTATTATGTCATCATCTCGTCGAATTTGTTCTGCCCGATTCAAAAACAAATCATTTCCTAATCCTTCTGTTTGTGTGGGATTGGGTTTATTTGTTTTTCGATCAATATTTTGTCTATTTAATCTAGGCATTAAAATCCTTTATATGCAAAATTGTTATTTCCACCTCTTCTGATATTTGTGATACCTGTTGGTGTTTGTCGTGTTGCATGAGCATCACATAGAACAGACACACTATAACCATGTTTATCGCCGTTTGGCCAAGTGTCTGGATTTTTACCCGTAAAATACTGATTAGCATCTACGTTATCAAGTTCATAATATTCATTGTCCCAGAATATTATATCACCTACTTCAGGATAAAAATCAGCTCGTTCTAATATATCACGCGTTATTGCAAATTGTGCCGTACGAGTATATGTATGACCGTAATCATCCATAACAGCATTTTTAGTTTCTTTTGTGATTAAACATGGAATTAAAATTGAATCATAATATGATTTTGATTCAGATTCGCCATATACATTTGAATCGCTTCGTTCAACAATTAATTTGAAAAATTCAATTTCAGTGTCTATTATGGAATTTAGTAGTTCTGCATTGATTGATGCTAAAAATTTTGCGTCCCGCATTCCGCCAAAAAGTGCCATATTTACTCCTATCCAACATATATTTTCAATGGAACTTTTGCTAAAATTTCATGCATCTGAGTTGATTCAGCATTTTGTCGTGTTAGCATTTGTTCTTTTGTCAATTTATCTAAAAATTCTCTCAACTGCGTTATTAATGCATCTTTTTCCGATTGTCCCTGTGAAATTAAATCTCCACCGTTCAATGTAACTTCGGAATTAGGTATTGGAATTGATGAATATTTATTACGTACAAATCCTAACATTTCTTTTACAAGTGCAGCACCATATTTAATTATCCAAGATCGCCCCATATCATTAATGCTACTGTATGTTTGATATGTATATGGTATATTAGATGCGTCACTCACAACGCCGTTTAAAAGTGCTGTATTACCAAATAATAAGGCATCCTTATCTTTTTCATCGGCAAATATATATTCTACCCATACTTGACCATAGAATATAGTAGATGCTGAACTACCGGTGCCTGATGTTGGTATTGGATAAAACTTAATATCATCGCCATGTATTTCAAATGAATAATGAGACTTACGTACCTGGTCATTGAATTCAATCGATTGTAGTCTTAACAAATCTGCATGTATTGGCATCATCATGAAACTAATAGAAGGTGAAAATCCTCCAAAGTTAAATGAATCTAAAAGTTGTTGCGATCCTAATCCAGTACCAACAAATGGATCAAAATATCTAACAATTGCTGGCGGTGGTGTATGTAATACTCGTTTAATTTCAATTGAGCTAGTTGGAGATAATGATGATGATTCTGCTGCTAATGATGAAGATACAGCTGCGCGCATACTATATGTCTGCTGACCAGGAATCATATCTATCTGTACTTTTCTCCATTTTACAGTACCACCAGAATCAGCTTCAGTACCATATGCTCTAGATAGTTTTGTAATGTATCCTAAAGAGCTTCCAACTACTGCTCCGGTAAAACCTTGCGGACCTAAGAAGCTAGATCCGGTTTGGATACCCAATGTACTCATCAAATTGTTAGTTATATTAATTTGATTGATTTGATTTGAGTATTCTATAACAGCAGCTTCAAATGCAGTATAAAAATTAACATCAACTAATTCAACATCCATAATAGGATATCCAACATGTTGTGCTGCATATTTAGCAAATCGATCGGCTTGTTGTTGAAATAATGGATCTGTATCAAAAAATCCAAATGGTGTAGATCCAGTTGTAAATGAAGAAGAACCGGGCCATATGGGCTTTGATACACTATAATCCATTATGTTTCCTTTTTATATATAAATATCAATACGTCTCATTTAAGAGCTTTAAAATTTCATCTAATGCTTCATGTCGATGATTATCTAACAATATAATTTCATTCACAAATCTAGACTTAGTTAATTTAGGAACTTCATGCACTGCCGAATCATTTGTAAATTTTAAATCTATCTGATATTTATCGCCAGTTAATATCATTAAACTGTCTTTACCTAATCGAGACAACACCATTTGTAATTGTTGTTTGGTTAAATTCTGAAATTCATCCACAATACAAATTGCATGATCAAAAGTACGTCCTCGGAAATGTGCTAAAGAAACCAATTCAATGTTTTCTTCTTTTTCCATTTTTTCCAGTATATCCGGTTTATTGTATACCTTACGCATATTGCTTCGAAGCGGCACTAACCATGGCTCCATCTTTTCATTCAATGAGCCGGGTAAAAATCCATTATCTTCATTTGATACGGTAGGACGTGTTATAATGATTTTGTTTATTTGTCGTTTAAAAAACATATCCAAAGCAATTTGGACTGCTAACAAGGTTTTACCAGACCCAGCTTTACCTAGTATAAAATTGAATGGTGTTTCAATAATTTTTGCTTTTGCTAGTTTTTGTTCTTCTGATAATGTTATTGAAAATTTAATGTCGTTCTTCGGTGGAGTTTTCTCCTTGTTTGATGTTGTCATAGTAACCTGTTTTAAGTTAAAATTAAAATAATTTTGTAAGTGTAGATTCTCGAAGTGTCATGTCTTTAAGTGTTTCAATCTTACCTAAACAGGCTTGACGGATAGCTTTAAACGTGTCATGAGGAGAATGAGGTGTCATTACTTTGATGGTAATTAATTCTTTATCTGGACCTAAGTCTTGTTCGATATGAACCATTAATACCAAACTAATTGCTCGTATACGATCTAATACATCGACTAAACGACCATCATATCGTATAATTGTTTGCATTGAATACTTGTTATAAGGTACTGCCATATTATTTCTTTTAATATAAATATTGAACAGTAAAAAAGGGTGACCGAAGCCACCCCTTTCCTATTCGTTAAATATTAAATACTATAGAGTATCTAATCCACGTACATATACCTTCCCATAAAATTCGGGGCGGACCACTTTCTTCGCGTAACGTGTCATAACACCTTTACGTGGAGTGAAGTTAACTGGATCGTATACCAACGGAGTCATGATAAGTGGAATGTATGGGCTAAATACAGCACCTGTTTCTAGGAACTGTGCTCCACGGAATCCCATAAGGATTACATTCTCTTTCATGTATGGGTTTTTGTAAACTGTGTAACGGTTATTGATTGCACCAATTTTTTGTACACCAGCTGCAAATTCCATTTTAGTTCCATCTGTGTCAGCAGCAAATCCTGGGATAGACTCAAGGATAGTTGCAACAGCAGGAGAAGTTACAAGGAAGTTAGCACCACCACGCAATGTTTTTTGGTGAATTTTATTAGATACTTTTTGAAGTTTAGTACCTAATGTTTGGAACCAACCACCTTGAGTGTTATAGAAACCACCAGTAGTAGTAGAAGTTTGAGTGAAACCAGTTCCGTTCCATACTTCGTTGTTAACTGCTGACCAATACTCAGTTGTTGGAGCTGCTGCGATCAACATGTCAAGGATCTCAAGATCGATTTCCATTGATACATACTCAGAAAGCATTGAAGTCAATTCAGCTTCAGCATCAATTGAGTGGTAAGCATTAAGGTCTTGAGCAAATTCAGGAGTCCAAACTGCTTTCAACTTACGTGTTTTAGCAACAATTGGTTCTGATTGCATTTCAAGATTGATTTCTGGGATATCAATATCAATACCAGTATTAATACCTGTGTTAGCAGAAGATCCTTTAAATGGATTTTTATCTTCAAAATCACCTCTAGTAATATCAGTAGGTTGTTTGCTATAATTCAATTTGAAATTAGATGCACTAATTGCAGTTTGAATTGCAATTGCTTGAGTTGCAGTTACAACGAATGACGCAGTGTAGTTGCTAGTAATTGTTGAGAAAGCTTGTACCGGTACAATTTCTGTGTTAGCAGAACCAGAACTAAGTGTAAATGCACGAACTGCATATAAATCAGCATCTGTTGGTACGTTAACTGTAACAACTTTATAATTTGATGATCCGTTTGTAAAATCTGAATCGAAATTTAAAGATGCAGATGATGGTGCAGAACCAGTTGCTGCAGTTACTGTCGAACTAACGTTATGAATTGAATATCCAAAACGACCTGCTCCATAAAGACCTCCAGCTGCGTCAGATCCAGTTGTAGTAACACCAAACATTGAATCTAATGCATTAGGATTTCCAAATGGATCACCTGTACGGTTCAAGTTGTCATCATCGAATCCTGGTTGTGCTGTACCATATTTGAAATCAAGATAGAAAATAAGTCCTGATGGCAAGTTCATTGGTTGAACTGAAACGAATTCTTTAGCTGCAAATTCAGCAAAGATACGACGTACCAATGGAAGAGCTACACCAGCCCATTCTTCAGATCCTGCAGCAACACCCGTAGATGATGCTTCTTTTACTAATTGACGTGCTTGGTTTTCAAGCAATTGAGCCATACCTGCTTTTTCGGTTTCGCCCTTAAGACCTTCTAATAGACCGGTCTTTTCCCATTTTGCTGCTAACGCTTTTGCTTGATTTCTTTGTACAAAATCGTTAGTTTGCAATAAATTTGAAATACTCATTTTTGTTTTCCTTTTTTTTAATGTTTATAGCAATCCTGCTAATTTTTTCCAACGGTTAGCTAATTCAAACCCTTCAGATAAAACTTGTGTTGTTGCTTTGCTAGGAGCTGTTGTTGCAACTGCTTTAGATGCATACGACTCTTTAACTACACGTTTTTTAACTGGACGAGTGAATGATTCAGCCAATGTAGTGAATACTAATTTAACTTCTCTCGTTGTTCCGGCACGATCAAAATTTTCAATTACTTTCATTTTTTGAGTTTCGTTTAACTCAAAGTTACGGAACAATTTGTTTGTGTAAAGAAGTTTTGCATTTAAAAGATTAACTTCAGAAAGAATAGACTTAAGTTCATGAACCGTACGGTAAGCTTCTTTAAGTTCTTCTTCTTTAGCTTCCATTTCTTCTTTCATGTGATCTGCCTCTTCATCTTCTTCTGCTTCTTCCTCTTCACGTAAGATTGCTTCAATGATAGAATCGATATTTTCAGACATCATTTCATCATCTTCGTCAGACATATAGCCATCTGCAACGATTTCTTCGTCAACATCTGTTTCCATTTCTGGTTCTGTTTCCATTTCTAAATCGCCTTCAAGCTCACGAATGATTGCTTCTAAATTTAGATCTTCTTCACCCTCTTCAGAAAATTCATCAGCTTCAATTTCTGCAGGTACGTCTGCCGGCATTTCTTCGTCAGCTGGTTCGTTAATTTCATAATCATAAGTTTCATCACCTACTGAAAATGAAATGTCATTGTCAACCCACTCAACTCCTTCGCCTTCGCCTTCCATACCAGCGTCAACATCCATTGAATCCATTTCTACATCCGCTTCCATCGCATCTTCGTCAGCCAATTCATTTTCGATTTCTGTTGCCAGCATCTCTTTAATTCTTGGTGCGAAAGCTTCTTGAAGCGCAAGTTTTGCGTTTGCTAATGCAGTTTCTTTAACAGCACGTGCATCAGCGATTGCTTCTTTTAGCAAATCTGATTTTGCCATTTGTTTCTCCTTAAATTTTTTTTTTGGAAGTAAGATTATTATGAATCTTAATAGAATATTTTTTATACATCTAAACGCTATATAATAAAAGAAAATAGCGTATTCTTTAATAAATATATCAATGTATTAAAAAACAGTAAAAAAGCCCCAACTTTTTTGTTGAGGCTTTAAATTATTATATTTTCGTGTTTATTATTCGTTTGCTGATTTTATACGTTGAATGTATGCAGCTTTGGTTTTTTGCTGACGATTTGTTACACTAGGTTTAATATATTCTTGTTTGTCTTTAACCCGATTCAATATGTTAGCAGATTTTACTTTACGTTTCCATGCCTTTAATGCATGTGCTAAATCCATTGCTTCTGTACCTACTACATTTATAGCTAAAGAATTACCAGGAACAATTTGTTGATGTTGTTTTTGTTTTTTACTCATATAACTTGTTTATTTTTTAACTTTAAATTTAAATTTAGCAATTCCCGGAGACTGTGATATATAACCTTGTATTCTCTGTGAATCTTTATACGGATCCGTACCAATTCTAAAATATAGATATCCAGCTACTGCACCAGATGATGTTTTGTATAAATCTTTTGTAATTAGTTCAAATCCTTTTTTCTTTGACCAATCAATAATATCCATCATTGTTTGTTTTGCTGTTGCCGGATCAGCAAATAACATTCGTACGCCGCCTTGATAATCAGTAATCTTATTAACTAATTCTGCTTCTTCTAATTCAGTATTTTCTAATTTAACATCTAATCCCTGATCAGTCATTTTTTTAATATCAGGTGCAGGTGTTGTTTTCGGTAAATGTACAGATCCTTTTTTATTATTAATTGATGTTTGTTCAGTTAATCCAAAAAAGTCACGATATAGTTTTTTTAGTTTATTCATTTTATATTACCTTAATAATAAAGTATTTTATACTAATTTCCAAATTATCCAACGCGGAAGTATCGGTTTAAATGCTGTCCAATATCTTCATATGCAGCTTCTAATCGTTGCTGTAATTGGTTTATTTCTTTAGAAGTAGCTTCAAATACTTTAAAAGCTTCCGTTAAACCTTTCGCATGACGACTTACAGTTACATTATCAAACCAGTCTTTATCTTCGGTCATTATTCGTTGTGATTTGTCAACGATACCACGTACGCGTTCCGTTAAATCTTTTAGTTTTCCACTTCCATATACCGATTCACCTAATGCAGAAAAATTTGCTACATCTTGCATAAACTGGCGTTTTTCTTCTTTTGTTAATGCTACTTCTTCTTCGCCAGTCATCATTTCTAAAATTCTTTTTAAATTCGGTGTATTCATATTATATCCTACATTTTCCATCTTCACACAATATAGATGTGATAATGTTATTAACATTTGCGTATTTATTTGTTGTTTGATTTTTATTAACAGATTCATTCATTGATGTTGGTCGCATAAATGCACCGTGGGTTGATGGATTTGATACAAAGTCCCAACATATTAATTCAAAATCCTCTTGAACTTCTACTGCTGACTCGTTACGTAATTCCTTTACAGATCCCAATCCTCGCGATGATATTCCCAATGTAATTCCCGCTCGGAACAACTCTTTAAGAATTTTACCAGATGGCGTATCTAATACTTGAACTGTACCATGTAGATCATCACCACTCCACCAAATTTTAAGAATATTGTGTGACACATTATTCAAGTTAACTACCGATGATTCTGGATGATCTAATTCACCTAATGCTCTATGTTGATCAATATATTCTCGTTGATATCTCTGGCACTCTCTATGTAATATGTTTTTAGGATATATTCGTCCATTTTGATTTTTAGCACCAGCTCTTTGTAAAACTCCTTCAACTACAAAACCACCTGGTATTCCATATGCAGCCCCATTTGATTCATTTAATGAACCAACCGGTTTAAATGGCATATATTCTACAATTAGTTGTTTTGACATATTATTCCCCTAATGATCTTATTCGTTCTGATATTTTTATTAATCTTTCTGATATTTTTTGTAACGCTTTTGTTGTCGCTGGTCCATATGATGTAGATGTTACACCAGATTCTGTTTTTAATTTTGTATTGTAATTAACCAACGTTTCAATTTCAGAAAGTTTTTTTGCAATTTCTTGTATTGTTTTCTTAACTTTAACCGAAGGTTTTATATCTTCAGATTTAAAGTTTCGATAACTTTCAATTAACTGTTCATATTTTGTTTCTATCACTTCATTAACAGTTAATGTTTTATGTTTTTTAGTAGCAGTACCTGGTTTTCCTACTAAATTTTTTGATGGATATTCATAATCAGAATGTTGCCAATCTTTACCATCAACTGCAAATGGAAATTTAGAATTATATTCTTCTTCCTCAGACTCAGGTTTTTGATACTGATCGTTATCTGTAAATGGATCGAATTTATATGTTGGTGGGGTATTTACTGATTCATATCTAGCTTGTTTACCACGCCATTTGCCTGGTTTAGCAAAAGCAGCTGGTGTATTAAATCCAGCAACTCCCCCAGTTGTTGACATTTCATCCAATGAAATATTATGATCGATAATTTCAATATTTTGTTTAATAAACGTGTCATATAGATCTTGTATTTCTTCTCCATTAAATGAAGCATATACATTAGATCCATATGTAGTAATTTCATTAAAACTTCTAGCAATATCCGCATATGTTTCTAAAGCTCGTTTAGCATCACGTACTGCTACTTCGATGTAGTTTGGCTCATCTAAACTAGACTTTAAATTTTCATGAACTGAATTTAATTCTAAAAATTTATCTTCAATTTCTTTAAGAAATGACCTCATGAATGAATCCCTTTTAATTCGTCTATCAAATCAAAATAACGAAGTAATGATAAAATATGTGATTCTTTAATAGATTTCATTGTTTCAACATTACATAACATTTCAGATAGTTTTGTTACTTTTATTTTAGTAGCAGGATCTGAGATATGCTTTGCTTGTGCAGCTAAATCTTTTTTAATAACAGGAATAACATGTTGTATATATTCCTTTAAAGCAGTAGTATCATTAACATTTGTAATATATTTGTTTAATAAACGTTTCTGAGATTCGGATAATACTGAATATTTTTTATTAAATTTATCTACTAACATTTGATATGCTAACAAACGCATATCCTTAGATTGTGATTCAAATGTTTCGAGTATATTGTCTTTTTTTACATGGGTACGTTGTTCTGATATTAATCCATGTGTAATAATTACATTTTTACATTCTAGCAATTGTTTTGGATTATGAGTTTCATCATGTTCGAACAACATGTTAATAGATGCTAAAACTTTGTAATTATTGATATGCATTTTTGCCATATCTGAAAAAACAAATTTTTCTGAAATTTCTTTTACTAAATTATATCGTTGTCGCTTTAATGCACTTTGATTTAATTTAGAGTGTGCAGATTTTACTGTACGTACATAATCTAATGCCTGAGCTTCACTTTTAAATTGCTCTTTAATTAACGTGTTATACAAATGCAATTCTTTTGCTAATTCAGTATTACGTCCAAAGTATTTTTTAATTATATCAATTGTAACCGATTTATCAGAAGATAATGTTTCAGATGTTAATTTTCTTACTAACATTTCAAATAAAATACCCGTATTTTTATATTTCGAATGTTTTAATTTTTTCATGTTTTATACGTTGCCCCGAATCTTTTAAATAAATATGTTTATAATTATAAAATGTTATTTTCATCTAGTATAGTTCCAGAATCTTCATCTTGTTTATTATTAGAATTTAATGTCTCAGTTATAATAGATACACTATTTCCTTTTACAGACTGTAATTTTTTTACAAAACTTTCAACGGCAATTGTAGAACTATTCCGGAAATTTGGATCTGGCTGAAATGCTGTTTTTTGATTTTCAGGATCAAACGCTTGATCGATTTCTTTTTTACCAGTAACATCCCAACCAAACGCGTTTTTATGCTGACCTGATTTAATTCCTTCTTTTGGACGACCGCCTTTGTCTTTTTCTTCAACTTCATTAGATGACATATGAACCGTTGCTAGATCGTGTGGAGTTCCAAATGATACACCTGTTATTGCCGGATCATTACCTTCTTGTTCAATCTGATTTTGTCGGAATCTTAATTTAAGATCTTCAATAACATTGGTTCTTTCTTGTAACCATTGTTCTTCGGACATATTAAATATAAATTCGTAAATGTATTGATCTGATACTAATTTTGAATCTTTCATTGCGTTTGCTAATGTTATCTTTTCATTCATTAACGCAACTTTTTGTTGATCATAAATAATAGATGGAGCTGTTAATTGTAATTCAAAACCGACTAAATCCTCTCCTTCAAATCCTTGAGCGTACAAATGCACAATTGCAATTTTAGTTAATTCAGAAATTACAATTTTTTGTATTCGTTCAATAGTTCTAGCAAAACGAATATCCATTGATGCTAATGTAGATTTTCCTTCAACTGCTTCTGCATATCCTAAGAATGGTTTAGGTATTTTTAAAGCAGCCATCATTTTGTCTTTGATGTATTCAATATCATCCATTCCAGTAAATGTCATACCTGGTAATGTATCTATTTGCGTAGATGACTGTCCTCCTCGAACTGGTAAGTAATAATCTTCCAACATGTTATTAAGATTAAAACGTAAATTGTAATTACCTGTTTGTGGATCGATATGTGGAATTTTTTTCATTTTATTGATAATTTGTTCCATGAAAGAATCAACTTCATTTGGTGGAATATTACCAATATCTATTTTGAAAATACGTTTTTCAGGTGCTCGCATAATACGATGTATTAGCATAGCATCTTCCATCATCATTAATTTCTGAAACTCTTTACGAGCTCCTTCGAGCATAGATCTACCATATGGTAAAAAATTTGAATCGGATAACATACGAAAATGTGCAATTTCAAACACATCATATTTCATTTGTTCCGATGCAATATTTTTAAATTTAATTTCATACTCACCAGTAGCTTCATTATATTCTTCCCAACGTTCCATTTCATAACTAGAAAATGGACGAGCATTGATAATTCCATACTCTTCAGCAATATCTAATTTTAAAAAGAAATCACCATATTTAGTTAAATTACGTATCCATGCCCATAAATTAAATTCAATGTTCAATACATCATAAAATAAATTATATAATATTTTTTGAATGTTCGATTTATTAGATTTAATTGTTAAAATTTCACCAAACTGATCGGCTAATGTAGATTCGTCAGAATAAATATCTAATGCTGAATGTATAATTGGATCTTTATCCATCATTTCATAATCAGCATAAAGTTGCATACGATTCTGATGCATATAATAGTTAGAATCATATCCACCCATTCCACCTACACGATGTTTATTAGCACCATGCAGTCTAGTATATCTGTCGGCTATTTTACTTTGACCTAAATTACCAGAGCTCTGTAATCTATTGGTATCTACAATTCGTAATTGGTCTTTACCATATGCACGGACAATTACATTAGTAGTAAATAGATTTTGTAAACGTTTTCTTAATGACGCCATATTTTCTTTTTAATATAAATATAACTAGTTTTAGATCTACTTGTTTTTTATCGAATAAGCCAAGTTAAATCTTGATCGCCATCGCCTGGATTCCAATTCCATCCACTATCTTTTTGAGATGTTTTACCGGTATAAATAACTGTATCAGTTTTTTGAAATGATGATAAAGCTCGTTTATTTAAATCAATTCCTTGTTGACGTAGTTTTAGCGCGGTGTCTCGTAACCAAAGTGTGATAGCAAATGCCATAACTAAATCGTCATTATATCCTTGTTGTGATTGTGCTTTACCATTTAACCAAATAAACACTAATAGTTCTTGTATAAGCCTTTTACTACGAATAATAGGGGTTTTTTGACGCATATACATTTCTAAGGCAGATATCATTAATGGTCGTGTTCTGGATGTTGTAGACACACCTGGTACCATTTGTGTTTTATCTTTCATATCATAACCTTTACGAAGTTGTACATCAGCATCAGTATATCCATCGTCTTTGTATGTATAATGTAAATTTTGATATCCTCGATCTAATGCTGGCTGTATTGCTGCCCAACCAATATTTGCATTTTCTATTGCTAGCAATGCATTATTCCATTCCGTAGCTACAGTTACAAGCATATTACCAAATTCATTCGGTGGAATTTTACCTTTATATTCGGCAACTTGACGTACTGATTCTACATCAAATATTTGAAAAGTAGAAAAGTCAGCTCCATCGCCTCGCGCGACGTCAGCTACTACTATATAATCACGTGCGTAGTCTGGATATTCCCAAACCCAATAATTGCCATCAAACCCACGTTTTTCTATTGGATCTGAACAATTTGCATCATATTCTAATAATAATGGACCATCAACAACAGTATGTCCCGAACTTACAAAGTCACAATCACATTCTTGTGCAGCTCCCCGTTCACCTAAAAGCTGTGTTTGTTCATTACGCCATTGCTGATCTCGTTCTGGATGCACTGTCCAATGCAGTTTAATTGTGTGAAAGCCATTAATATCAGCTTCAGCATCTGCCCATGTTTGATGAAACCAGTTACCAACGCCATTGGGTGTAGATAATACAATAGCACCACCACCCGTTGATAGAGTTGCTTGTGATGCTATCCATATTTCTTCAATGTTTCTAATAAAAGCAGCCTCATCCACAATTAATAATGATAATGCTTCTGATCGAGCTCCGGTGGTTGCTGATGATACTGCTTTAATCTGCGAACCATTTTTAAATTTTAAAGACAATTTATTGTCTGCTTCAACTGTACCTTTAAGCCAACTTGGTAAATTGTCATGCATCACTCGCACTTTAGTTACTAAGTTTTTTGCTACTTCTTGCGTAGTGGCAATAACAAGCACATTGAAATCTTCTGCAAATAACATGCTCCATAAAGCAAAGCCAGCTGATAATGTTGATATACCTAACTGCCGAGATTTTAAAATAACATTGTATCGATTATCTCGCAATTCAGTTAATGAATCTTCCTGAAATGGAAACAGATTAAATTTAATCTTACCCCGTTTTGGATGTTGGATATAACAATAATTACGCATAAAGAATACAGGATCTTTAGCACACATCATGTACTGTTGCTGTATTATTTGCTTTATGTTAGGTTGCGACATTTATTTTAAATATTGATTGATAATTACGCCAGTAAATAACGTAGTTAAAATACCACTACCAAACCAAATTGCTTTATTATCAAACCATTTTGGCTGTAAACGCTTTTCTCGTTCAACATATAAATTTATATTTTTCTGTAATAAATCTATTTGTTGTGTTTTATATGATAATTGTATTGAATCTAATTCAATTAATTTACTTTGTTTATCAATTAAAAATTCTTGTTCTATTATGATATTATCATTTATATCAATAACTTTGTAAAGTGAATCGAGTGTAAATGAAATATCTAATATTTCTTGTTCCGTAAAACAAGTATCATCAACTTCTTGTGCAAAGCAAGAAATGGGAAATATTAATAATAATAATAAACGTTTCATAACTATTTCTTTTTAGGTTTACGACCTCTGCGTGTTTTATTTAAAATATTTTCTTTTGCAGCTTGTACCGTTTTAGCTTCTTCTACAACAATATTTTCTTTTTCATGTTTTAACTCTTCAATTGTCTGTTCATGTTGTTCAATTTCTGTTTTAACAGATTCTCGTTGTTCTTCTATAACATCAACTTTACCTTGCAATTGATTAACTTGTTGCGTGTTGTCATCAATTTGTTTTTTTAGTTTATCCGATTTTTTATCAGAATTTCGACGCGATGTTACTGCAAATATTCCGATAATTGCAATAATTGCTCCTACTAGTATTGCCCAATATTTTTTAATCATTTTCATTTGTTTCTCCATTTAATTTTGTTAAAAAGTTTTCTTTAAATTTATCAAATTGTTTTTGTATTGTTTCTTCAAATTCCTCAGAAGTCATACGAGCTGACCATGATTCTTTTTCGCCGGCCGAATTTGTTACGAATTCAGATGCTTGAGTATATGCTTGTTTTAACATAGCAACATCTCGTTCTGCAGAAGCTAACCAAGCTAAGGCATTTTCACGAATTTTTGTCTGTTCATATTCTGTATATTTGCCAGATTTTTTTAATTCATGTTCCATTTCAACCACACAATCAAAACACATTCCATGTATTTTTTGCATTTTTTGATCTATGGGATGTTTACCTAAACATGTACATGTTTCTTTACGGCAATTAGGAAATGAACGAACTTCGTCTCGAACTTCTTGCAATACATCACTGCTTTTTGTTTTTTTAATTCGAAACCCATCTCGTTGTTCGATTACATGGGTAATTCCGGTTGCAGAATCAGTTTCTTCCCAAACGTCTCCTATTAAACGTTTTCGATTTTTTTCAGCAGTTTCATTTGCATCAGAAAATCCAATGGTCTTTTTTGTTTGAAACTTGTGATTACCTTCCAACATTTGTTGAACGGCTTTAATGTTTTGTAACTTTTTTGACATATAACTATTTTTTAGATTCTTTTTCTGAGCCTAATCTTTCTAATTTATTAATTGCGTATGTACGTAATAATTGGAAGAAGTTTTTAGAATCATCATATTCTAATTCATTGGTTGCTAATTTAATTACATTAGCAATTGCTTTGATTTTTTCTACTGTACCAGGCATCATTTTTAATGATTGAACAAAACGATCGGTATCCATTGTTTTTTTAGTTTCTGGATCGACTTCTGGTTCAGGTGTTGTTTCGGCTGTAGCAGGCTCTTCAGTTGGTGTTGCAGCAGTTGGATCGGCAGCAGGTGTGGGTGTTGCAGTCATATCTGGTGCTGCAGCAGGTGTTGCAGTAGGTGTTGCAGTCGTATCAGTAGCTTCTGGTGCTTCTGGTTCGGTTGGT